CTTCACTTCCACTCTCGATGCGGATAGTTTTCGGATAAACTAAAGCCGAGAAGTCATAGTCAAAGATAATCCCCGAATTATACGGGATGATGTTGGGAACCGCTACCATATCAAAGCCTCTCTCAGTGGCAGTCCGACCGTCAACAGCTTCCGCATATTCACCATTCTTCTGATAGATTTTAAGACCACCATTGGACACACGTTCCAAGTGAATATTAAAATCTGCATTTACCACTACTTCCGCCACATATTCCTGAGTATCATTATTCTTTGTAAATCTTAAATCTGCCATGATTGTTCCTCCTATTTTAATTTATAACAATTCCCATCCGGCTTCTATGTCAGCCATGACAGCCGGGATACCGTTCTCTACATGTGAGATAGCGGCAGCGAAAGCACACATGGTCGCTTTGTCGTTGATGTCCGGGACGTATGTGTTCGGGACTTGCATTTCACTGCATACACGGCTGATATATCCGGCTGTATTGTTCTCGTTCTCCGGTGCCCACCGGTGGATAAAATCTGCCACCGTCTGACAGCCGTGTCTATTACGGTAGTTCTGCAAAGTGCGGATAAGGGCACGGTAGCCCCATCTCATTTCCGTAAACTGGAAGAACGACTTATCTTCCTGCTTTTCTCTCAATCCCTGCCATTTGTCCTTTGTGATGCGGATGTTGCCCGGATTATTGTTTCTTAGCCCTCTTGGTAAACTCATATTTATTTCCTCCTATAAAATCAATGTTAATACTCCGATTTGAATCGCTTGTCCGATGAACCCGCCTATCAGCGTGGCGGCAATATCGAGCCAATCCCATTTTCCACCGTATGCACGGTCTTTGAACTCCATGCCGACAGCCAGTCCTGCCGCAAACAGGATGGTTAACAGTGCACCTGCCGGGATGGCGTAGAGCAGGTGCTTGATACGGTTACTTTCATTTATCCAGCTCATCCTTCTTCTTATCCGTTATAGATTCCTCAATCGCTTTCTCCAACTCCCTGCTCTTGAAGCCGACCAATACAAGCAGCAGTTTGAACACATTGATATCCTTATGGATTCCCTTTGTCTCACAATAGTTGGATTTAATGCTTTCAAGCTCCGCCAGACAACCGATAAGGACAACTATCACAGAAACAACCAATGCGGAAACTCCCAAAGGCTCACCGATAGCCTTGCCAAGAACGGCACCAAGTATCAGCAGGCAGATATAATCACCGCATTTAAGCAGGAAGCGTTTGACGCAACGGCTCTTCCGGAACTCTTCGCCACGCTTAATGGACTTGCTTACTCCGTACCACATATCCACTATTATAAGGATTAAGATAAAGAGCATGAGCCATCTCATATCCCACATCAGAGCGTACAGCTCACCGAAAAATACGGATGAGCTGATTGTACGAGTTAACTGACCCTTTACCATAGACAAGTAAGATAAACGGTCAACAATGAAATTACCTCAATCCAGAACATCGGCTTTCTCTTTATGAAATCGGAGATGAAGTTACCCGTCCAATGCTTCTTCATGGAGACAACCATGTAAATAATGAATCCCGCCCATAACAGTAACCAGTACCAACTGTTGCAGCCTACCCATATCTGGGAGAAGATTAAGGACATGGCGGCACCTATTGCATGAGGAACCTTTTGCTCCGATTTGAAATTGGGAGACACACCGAGCACAACCATCCCGACAACCGAAAGGAATACAAGAAACTGGCTGTTCTCCGTACTTGATTCCAAAGCTGCCGGAAGAAGCAGCACACCGGAGCCAATCATGCACAGAGCGAACCAAAATTTGTGTGTCAGCGCATAATAGGTGGCACTGATTGAATAAGGGATTTCTTTCCCTTTCTTAATCATCGCATAAACATAGCCTGCGATGAGAATGAATGATAATAGTACTAATAGAATCATAGCTTTATCTGTTTTTGAGTTTATAATACAAAATTGAGCTGTTCCGGGTATCCGGTTTTATAACTGTAGGCTTCCACTTGTCCGGCATCAAACAAACTCCTTACAGCCGCAATATGAGATTGCGTCACATTGTAGCAGTCAAGGGCGTACAATTCAAGCCGGTTGAGCATTTGCAGGGCTGTATCAACAGGAATAACGTACTTCTCGGCATTGTACCAAAGCGTGGTATTCATCCGTCCGGATTCTTTCTCGATACCGATTGAGTTGACCAGCCCAACACGGGTGTCTTTGTCTAACCATATCTGTTTTCCGGCAAGCGTGAAAGAGTTGACGGCATCCGACTTGTCATAGGCGTTGATTTCCGCTATCTTCATCTCTTTCAGTTCGTCAATCGTATGTTCATGCTCGACCAGTATAGGATACCCTTCATCATTGGTAACAATAAGCTTTCCGGCAGATTGACCGTCTAATAATTCTTGCCAATACTTTTTCGTAATCTCTATTGCACCTTCTTGGGGTGTGTCGTAGAATCCGTTTTTCCAATACATTTTTTGTTCCATAATTATTCTTTATTAATTATTTCCAACTTCCTATTGCTATCCATCTGAATGACTGCGAAGAAGGGGATACACTTCCCGCGTTTGCGTATCTTCTATAAACCGTAAAATATGAAGCATATATAGCTGCATAATTCACAGACCATATAGAATTATCCGTATTATCCGTAGAACTGGAAAAAGCTAGGGAAAAACAGGATTTGAAAGATATTGGGAAATTGACAGACTGATTATTTGAAGCACCGGTGCTAAAATATCCCCATTGTATCAGCAGACCGTTATTAAACTTAGCATAACCGTTCTGGTTCAGGGAAACAGTCATGGCGTTGGATAAATCCGCTTTAGCCAGTCTTGGGATAGTGTTTAGTAATTCAACAACCTGATCCCCTGAAAAGTTACTATTATAATCACTCATAAATATTTATTTTTTATTACGTTAAATGTATTACCGTCAGACAATATAAATCTTCCCTCCGTAACCGCGAATGCCTCTCTCTTACCTTCTTGTGACACTTTAGTTTCCACCGATGCCGTATCACTTTCTTTTATTGCTAAAAAAACAACCGTTTGCGACCTGTCAAGCCCCTCATTGGCGATATCACTTGTTACATTAGCGATATTATTCTCGCCCGGAGAAATAACAATATTACCTTCTCCCTCTTTCCATTTTATTACTATGTCCGTCATATTGCTGTCCATGAAGTGTTTGAATTTACAGTTATAGAAGTAGGAGAACCGTCTTGCGGGATCACTATATCCTTCGGGGAAACAGACAGAATGACATTTTTCTCTTCCTGGATGATATTTAACCCTGCAACATACCCTGTGTTCGCATCCGTTATCTTATATTCCCCGGTACGCCGTTCTCCCATATTTGCCGGGATTGTAACAGCTATCTTATACATTCCGACATCTCCGTTTCTTGGAGATATGCTTTCCGCAAACGACACATCCGAAGATACGCTCCATGCGTGACCAGCTTTCAGTATCGCATATTTTATTCCACCATCTTCCGGGAATTCCAGAGTTTCCGGAGTCACAACAATATCAACCCCTACACCCATTTGAACTATACCTATTTCCGAACTTGCACCCGTATCCGTTCTGAATACTATACTACCCCTCCGTTCATTCTCATCATTAGGACCCGATACTATATTCAGCATCACAGAAGAACCGTCTCCACTGCTCGGAGCAACCGTGATCCATTCAGGTTTGTCTTCTATATACCAAGACGAAGACCCGACCAACTCTACTTTCTCTTCTCCACCAGATTTCAAAAAACGTACTTCCTTCGGATCAACCGATACATATTCATACCTCTCCTGCGCTACATCAACCGTCTTACCCAAATATGCATCGTAAGTTATAAACTCAATCCGCCCATCCCTATCTCCTTCGTAGTTGATATCAGCCTTGACAACAACATCTGTCTCCTCATATTCCCCCGAAATACTTCCTCCATTATCAGGCGTAACCGTTATCCATTCAGGTTTGTATATCAAAACCCAGGCTCTATATCCCGATATTTTTATAACTTTCTCATCTCCATGTCCGTTAATATCCAAAGAAGTCGGTTCTATTATCAAGAATTTAGACGGATGGACACGCTGCGTAAACACAAACTCGGCAGTTGTAGATTCATACGGATATTTACCGATTGCAGAAATCTTCCCTACCCGTACTTCTCCATCGTTCGCCTCATAATGGACCGCCACTTCCGTAACACCCATTTTCCCTTCGCTTTTACTCACTGTCAACCACCGAGAATCAGATGATATGTCGTAGTCAATATTTCCCGTTATCAATATCTTACTTTCCCCTGCTATACCTTCATCGCTTGCCGATTCAGGTTCTATGGTTATTTTCGGTTCCCATATCATTTCTAATTTTCCGCACCCCTCTATCTCCATAGACATGGTTACGAAATCCCCCTTTCTTCCAGTTACCGTCATACGGGTAAGTAACCCTTCCCCTTGCATTGTCAATCTTCCGTCATTCTCATATTCATCAGCATTAACAACGTCCGTGTGAGACCTTACACTTCCCAACGTTATCATAATGGGGGATTTATCTATAAGCGTCTTGAAAATTTCCATTGAAGCGCTACCATCACTCATCAGATACCCCGAACTTACCCGCCAACTTATTTTTCTCTTCTTTTTTCTTACCCATTGACCGGTATCAGGACTTCCAACTTCTATAGTATTAGCTTGAATGTCTATCTCACAGGTGGTCGAATAAGCATAAGCCTTATACTTACCATCTTTCTGTATGAACAATATCAGATCGTTTCCTTTTATCTTAGCCATATTAACCTGGTATATTTTCAATCATTATCTCCTCCGATTCGTCGGCCCATTCTATCTTTTCTGAAAGTATGCGGTATACTTTTTCGTCTCTTACGAGCCTCATCATCGGAGTTAAATCACTTCGTTCAACCGTTATATTAAGCTTCTCTATAACTCTACCGTAGACCTGTTTTAGTATACCCAAAAGATGTTGCTCAGCTAACATGCTAGCACCTTCCTGCACAAAATACAACGGTCCGATATCTCTTCCTGCACCATATAATGTGTTGTACGCAGCCTGGTTATTGTTATTACTTGCTATTTTAAGCTCAAGTTCCTTCTCTCCTGATGCACGCCTTTTTAAAAGAGACACATATACATTTTCATTTTTATCCGAACTTCCAAGATTGGTAACGTCATCACTTTTGTAATAATCTACCTTCAGATTATCAAGATACAACTGATTATTTTGATATTTCGGTGGACTAGTTGCCATCTCACCGTAAGTAGTAGCGTGTATTGTCAGCTCAACTATTCCAAATAAATTTTCATTTATAGGAATCACATATCCGTCTGCTCCATTGTAGGGCATATCTAACGTTTTTGTACTTATTATTTTCCCAGGGATAGATTTTCCCTGTTCGCTTCCCAATTGAATATTAAACCACGTATCTATACTAGTCCAACCACTGCCATTCCAATATTTATCTCCCACTCTAAATTTTATTTCCATAATTCCGGGACCTATAGCTGCACCGCCGTCACTTTCTTCCAAAGCGCCGGTCTCAATAATCATATCATAACTATATATCTGGGCAGATATAACAAATGCGCCACTACTATATTTTGCGGCACCGGACGACCGCATAGCCAATATTGGCATATTTTGCGCCAACGACAATGGGGGCGGGTCGGGGCTGTATATCCCTCTATCGGGTCGATTATTTATCCATATGCCATTTTTATAATTATAGTTCTTTTTATTCTGTAAATCGGATTCTGAGTATATATCCCTTTTGACATACATCGCACCTATTCCATACCTCATATATTCATAAGTATACTCCTTGCGTACATACGCCCCTAAATCGCTATCAAAAATATACACATACATATCTACATTCGGACTGTCACTTTCATATGCTATCACCCTTCTATATCTTTTACCTATAATACCCGGGCTATCTATTCCACTATATATCACATTCATAAACCCTTCATCAATTGAAGGAACTACCGTCCCAACCGCATCTATTTTAGCAACAACCTTCAACTTGTTTACACCCTGTAATATTTCCTTCTTGTTGTCGCTACCATCCAATGAAAGAAGAGAGAAGTCAATCTCTTTCACAACTTGCCTGTTAGCAATATACGTACCACCATAGACTATCTTTCTTATATTTTCCATAGTGGTTTTATAACATTCGTCCGCCTGTCCGATAAAATATAAATCTTTCTTGCGTTCATGCAACGTCCATCCCCAAAACTTACAAAACTCTTCCAAAAACGAAAGGCACGTGTCGGCATCGTATCTCTTCCAATCTTCCGAATCCTTTTCATCCGAACCGTTATCCTTGAAAAAAGTCTGACGGGACAGGCTTATTTCAAACGGAGCTTTCAGACCACCCTCATTTTCATCATACCACACTTCCCTTGGATAATATACATTATCATAAGCAACCCCGGTAGCTTCTATACATTCCAAGAATAATTCAGCAAGCATCACAACACCCATTCCTTTCTCTTGGTCCAAATACACCCCGTCCAACAAGCCTATCGGAGAAATAAGAGGATATTCTATTACCAAGGGGGTAACATCCCAGTCTTCTGAAAATGTGTCGGCCTGCATATATCCACGCCATTCCAATTCATTGTCAATATGCAATTCTACATAATGCTGGCTATTATCCGATGGCATCAAGCCTTCCAGGTCGCCATTATCTACAACACGCAGATAACCAGTCTGCGACCGGATGGGTTTCAAATAATCGTCATCAGAATCCTCTTCAGTGGTGATGGGATTCGCTGCCGGTTCCAACTCTGTGACTCCGCCATCCCATCCCTCCTCGTAGATATCAATCCTTCCATCTTTATTTTTGAGTGTCTTGAACTTTATCTGCCATCGTATTTTTCTTGCCATATCCTTTGTTTATTAGATCCTGCATCATTTTAGCTTTTTCACGTAGTCTTTCAATTTCTTCCTCTGTCGCTTCCGGTTTCTCTTCTTTCTCCCATGGAAATTCTAGATCCAAGTCTTTACCGGTCTGAACCTTGTGTAACACTTGGACTTCCATCCTCGTACGCTCCCAGTCCTGACGATAACGCCTGTTTAGTCCTATGATATAATCACGTGCTTCATGTATACTCATGCGGTTAAAAAAATAGTCGGGAGAACAACCGCCCTCACCGACTATCAATTGATACACTTCACGAGCGTTCAGACTTTTAACGTCTTCCGAGACTTCCTCTTTTTTTTTTCAGGTTCAGCACTCTCTACCGTTTCGGAAAGCACCTCCATACGTTTCACATAATAATCACTCATGGCGTTTACCAGGGTGATGTCATTCAACGATAAAATGAAGTCCTCAAAAGAAAGAGTGAAACCTTCGTTAGCCCGACATAAAATACAGTAGTACAATATATGAAGACATAAAGTACTTTCCGGATTAAAAGGAAGTTTTTTCCCAGCCATCACTTCATAGGTGTACATAGGTCCCCAAATGCTGTCAAATGAGAATTCATACTCCTTGCCTTTGATTGTTACCTTCATCCTTCAGCTGCTATTTTTCTAAGCGCTCCATATCCGGTAAGAGATACGGATACACTTGCGTTACTACCTTTTGTTGCATCCCGGTCAAGCGCAGTTATATGGGCTTTTCCTTGATACATCCCCTTCGCCGGAGCAGTCCATCCTTCTTCGGGTACACCATCATTGTTTGCATTTGTCGGGAATCCTACCGTAATCGTCAACGGTTTACCCGCAACAAACAGATCAAACAGCTGGTCATATACGTAGTCATTATTACGATCCTTGTCCGCGCTGTCCACCGATTCATTCGTGGCACTCCAGTTCATGTTGCCTATTTCGGCAGCATCCCAAAAGCCGTCGTCCTTGGTAGCGCTGTCCACCGTATTAGCAGCAAGGCTAATTTTACAACTCGTCGACAATGCTACGACCTTGTCTTCTATCCATAGCATCAAATCTTTTCCATTCAAGCTTTTTGCTTTTCCCATATCAATACTTATTTAGTTAAACATTATATCAATAGTCTATCGTCTTTATATTGAAATTCAACGTCACACTGATAGCGTCAATTTCCTGCAAATAATCCTCGGAGCTTCCATACAACATGCAATCTCTCACTTCAAAATCCTTATACTTTTCCGACACACCTTCCAAAGCATACCGGGCCATATTAGCAATTCTAATAGCAGAGGAGTATGTTTTTGAAACAACCACTACCGACACATTTACATTATCCTCACAGCTTCCATCCTTTGTGTCCGTCGGAGATATTCCCGCACTTCCATATACAATGAACGGGTATTCAGGAGCTCCCTCGGGAATAACAAGAGGATAAATTCTGCTTCCGACCTCCTTCACCAAAGCCTCATCTTTGAGCAAGGCACTCTTTATATGAAATCCAACTAATAAACTCATAGCCTTTTATATTACCTATGTTATACGTTTTTAGGTTACTTTCCATATCCGGCTTCTACTATAGCCTGTTCCAGTTTCTGCGACAAGGTGTCCGCTGATCTTCTTACCGCAGCATCAGAAACAGAGAAAAAGTTCAATGCGCGCAACGAACCGCGATTAGCGGTTTTTCCACTCTTGCTTTTCGTCCGGGTGAAAGCTATACGACTTGTTGTCCCTTGATTATGCATTCGCAAGATAAAAGACCTATCCCGTCCGTAGTAGGAATCCACTTGCGTAGTCCTGGCGCTTCTCTTCCGGTTGCGCACTATCCCACTTCTCCCACCTTTCGGCAAAGAGTAGTTGCTTTTCTTTCCAGTTGAACGTTGATTAAAAAGCGATATGTTACCACCCAATGTTTTTTTATAAACGCCAACCTTCACACCCAAATAAGATTTTCGCGGGTCATTAGGCAACGCCCGTTTTGCTGCGTTCTGTACTTCCTTTTTCGCCTGATTAAGACTTTGGCGGATATACCTTTTCAAGTCTTTCTTTCGGATTATCTCCGTGTAGCTTAAACGTTTCAGTAATCCTAACGCTCCCCTGGCATCCGTAACTATTACGGGAGTCTTGACTATATAGCCAGCTTCTACCTTTGCCATACTCCTTATCCTTTCAGAATTACACCTTTTCCGGTTCTCTTGCCGTAATTATTGATAACAGTGACTATCTGCTCACCCGTCACTACTGTTCTTCCACCGCCACCGTTACCTATATTGCCGGAATGGATGGAATCATACAGTTTCTTCTGGTCGGCTTCGTTGATAAACATTTCCCCACTACTCACACGGGCGGTTATGCCGTCCATATAGTTATGACCACCTACAATACCACCTTCAGCAAAACTCGGAACACTCATTATTGCAGCCAATACAGAAGCAACGGCAGCAACCGCCATGATAGGACCAACAATAGGAATACTAGCAACAGAAGAAGCGGCACCGGAAGCTGCATTTTTAGTATTCGCATTAGCTTGTGCAGTTTGCGCCGCAGTTAATGCTGCTATCGCAGGAATAGCTTCAGCAACCGCACCGGCTATTCCGCCGATATAAGTCAACATAGAACCAAAAACGCTGTCGGAAAGCCCACCCATCTTCATTAAGGCAGCACTTACCTGATCAAGATTAGAAGCCAATTTATCTGTACCATCTTTTTGTTCGCCTATTCCGGTTATCCCCTCTGTATATTTCTGCCAAATAGCAATCTGTTCATTTAAATAAGCTTTTTCATCTTCATTCGCAACAGATAACATCTTAGTGTATTCCTGTATCTTGCTTTGGGCTATCTCATACATCTGAACCTTTCCTCTTAGTGCTTCTGTCGGATCTTCTCCTTCCACCTTTTCATCTTCACTCTTTATCATTAAAGCCTGTATCGGCTGGGTTAATACAGGAAGAGTTTTACCGGTGCTTATAGCCTTTAAAACTTCATCGCTTAATGCGTCACTGCCGGAGATGGCCGTTTTTATTTCTTCGTTGAGTTGTTCGTTGTTGTAAATAGGAGCTACACTTTTTCCCGTATTACTCTGTAAACCTAAGACTGTATTCTGCTTTTCTAAAGCTCGTTTTTGGTATTCGTACCCTCTTTGTTGAAGTTCCAATACATATTCATAGTCTTCAATCATTTGCTTTCTCTCTTTGTCATTATCTATATTTAATAGATTCTGCCTTTCTAACGCTGCATTTTGTGCCTTAAGCTGTTCTATCTGTTTTGTAATCTCCTTGTTTTCTACCCTCCCTGTCGTTCCTCCAATGAAACCACCTCTAAACGATGTTACATTATAATATTGTTTTTCTTCTAACTCCTTTAATTTTCTTTGGTATTCCTGTAAATCTTTCTTCTCCTCCCTTGTAGAGAAGTCGTTATTATTGATCGCAATATACTTATGTATCTCATCCAAAGTAAACTCCTGTCCGAATCTTGCAGACAACGATTTCAATAATGTTTTTTCTGAACCTACTTTTGTATCGCTAACATCCCTTTGAAAATTGCTTATCAATTTCTGTAATTCGTTAAATGCAGACGTACGTTCTGCATTTGTCTTGGTCTGATCATCGATTATACCTTCCAAACGAGAGAATTCACGTTCAAAAACACGTGTATTAAATCCCATTGATAACTTAGCATCAGCAAAACTATCCCTCAATGCAGACAGCTCTTTCATATTTGCGATTGTACGTACTAATCCTCCATTAAAGGCGTCCCAATTTCCTGTTGCCATAGATTGAAAGAAAGCATCCACAGTCGATTTACATGCATTCAAAGTATTATCCCATTCGTCTCCCAAGACCTGCGAAGAATGCAGAAACTTATTCATCGCTTCCACACTTCCCGCGGCAAGCCCGACAGCCCCTGCCATTTTAACTATAATCCCCTTGGCATTCGTCATCACCGTGCTTAATGAAGTGTTTTTATCAATGAATTTATCCAGACCTTTCTGTGCTTTCTGCAATCCGCCATCATACTGAGAAGCGTCCATTATAAGACGTGTGATTAAATTTGCCATACCCTTTTTGATTTAGTAAAAACGGGCGGAAACAGAGTCCGCCCGCAAAGATGATAAACAAAACAAAATAGAAACGGAAGTATTACTCAGATGCACACTTTCCAAGAACAAAAGCCTCTTTACGCAATGTAGTCATAGACCAGTCAGCATTCAATGTCAGACGCACGGAGTCACTTGTGGCACCGGTGTACGGATCAATAATGAATCGCTGCTGTCCGAATCCTTGCAATGGTTCGTATCCCCAGTACCCAAATCCGATGAATGTATCTTCTTCGGTGTTGATATAGTTGGTAGTGAAAACCGGAATACCGGCAATAGCACCGTTCTCTATAATCATTCTTCCACTCCCTACAGTACGTTCCGTAGATTCTAATTCACCCTTGGTATATTCATCCATCACGTAGCAGGGATTCAAACCTTCAATGCCTTTCAAAAGAGCCAAAGAACGCATCAAAACCAATTCCTTGTAAGTGGGAATAGCACCGGCAAATGCAATGTAGTTAGCGGCTTTTCTTTTTGCCTTCGTAGTCAGCGTACCAATATCCACAGGACTTCCCTTCGCTATTTCCATAAACGGACCGACAAGCTTATGATTGATGCTCTTATCCGTAGTAAACATCATACGGTTAAGCGTACGAGCCATAGCCTGCGGAAGCTGCTGTCTTACCACTTCATAAGCAACACCCTCTGTCTGAGTGATGGTCTGATTTGTGATCTTGACTGTTACACCCACGCGCACCGGTTCCGGTTTGATTTTTCCAAAATCTACCTTTTTATCGGTCAACTCCACAGCCTCCCCAGCTACTTCCGCTTCAATAGAGCCAACAGTCGGCCATACATAATCACCGGCCAAGCCTGTCATCAACGGAAGACCAACCTTTTTCAGAATCAACCCCTCTTCCAACGGAAGAAGAATATCATTGATCGTTAACGGTATCAGCGGTTCAGCTCCGGTTGTCATTATTCCGGTATATTCACGCCGCAACGGGACGTTCGTCATCTTTTTTATGTTCTCCCGCAAAAAAGCATCAAAAGCGGCTTCCCGGCTCGTTACCGTGACATATCCCGTCTTTTCAGCGGACGCAATACGCACATCAAGCACGTTCATTTCACGTTCAAGAACCTTCAACTCTTCTTTCTCCTGTTCTGTGAATTCTCTCTTGTTTTCACCCTCAGCAGCATCAGCAATCTCATTCATACGGATTACAATCTGCTCTCTTCTTGCGATGTACTGCTGTACACTAACCTTCTTGTCCTTATTCATATGTTTCTCAATTAAAAAAATGTTTCTTACTTTTTTCTCTTACTTCTCTGATAGCCCGCTCTCTTCTACGAAATTCCTCACGTTTGCGAGCCTCATCATTGGAGTTGTCACCTATTTTCAAGCCGGTTTGCTCAATTTCCCGTGCTGTTACGCTGGTTTGCGTATATGCAGGGTCACTGGCTATCGTCATCTCATAAACCATGCCTATCTTTTTTACATGGCGAATCAGAATGTCGTTTTCATCCTTAGTATAATTCACAGCGGAAGCCTCATCACTCCAATAAGTAAAAGAGCTACCACTCATGTCGCCACGTTTCACCAGTTCCAAGGCATTGTTACCGTCAGAAGTATTAGGAGCCTCAAATTCGTATTTCACACCAATACTATCAACAGACAATTTAAGAGTTCCAACCCCCTTGTTACTTCTTGCCAATAGTTTTTCCCGGTTGTGCCACATCGTCATCTTAATATCCATCTGTGCCAACTCCTGCTCAGTTATTGCCCCCGGCTCTATTATTTCCCGATAATCGTCCCAATAATCAACCAGCATCCGACTCTCTACACCGAATACGATTGCATATCCCTCAATTATACGATTGCCGCCTTCCCCGTCGGAAACTTCACGCAAATGCGGCTGAAAGTGACCGCCCATTGCGCTTCTTATCTCTCTTTTTCTTTCTTCCATGTTTGTTATTACGCTTTCTCTATAAAACAGACCTTCTATAGAACGCACTGCTATAAATACACTTCTATAGAACACACTAACTTTACAGCTTCTATATTACTTTCTTTTACCGTTTTCAGGTTACTCGCTCTCAACGCTACTTCCTTCATCTATCACATTGCATACAATTGAGATGCTTCCGTCAACCTTACTTCTGTTAAAACTTTCAATTGCGTAGATCTTACCATCCCATTCCAAACGACATCGGTCATTCACCAAAGGGTTATTCCGCATCATAACGCTTATACTGCCGGACATCCATACTTCACCGGCTGTCAAAGCCTTCGCACCTCTTTGAAAAGTTACACCCGCCCATACCGTTTTCTTTTTAATAAATATAACCTCCTGCTCACCAAACTCTCCCCGGTTAACTGTAGGAACCAATATGCCTATCCGTTCATTCAAACTTCCCGCCCTCAGCATATCAAACCTCCCTATCCGTTAGTTTTCTGTACGGCTTGCAATACACTTCCAAAGAATAAGGCACTGTGTTCTGCGAAACAGAAGCGACCGGCTCCCGGTTACGGTAGTTGTGAGCCGCCAATATCAGAATGGCCAATTTTAATCTGTCCGGAAACAGCTCTCCATCTTCCGCTCCACCGTTTTTCTCGGCATAGCCTATACGTTTCAATTCTTCCAATGTGCGGTTCGTACCCTCTATCACGGCATCCTCCGCAGCACTTCCATATAATCTAATAATTTCGTCCTCATCTTCGAAGTCCACACGCATCTGCGCCTTAAGCTCATTCAATGTCACAACCCTTAATTCACTCATTTTCTTCCTCCTTCTTATTATCCGATAGCTCGTTGAAGCCTTTCGCCGGTTCAGCCACTTCCCTACTCAACTTAGCACTTCCAAGAGGCGCAAGATTAACACTCAGATAGACATCATCCCCTTTATCCACCGGGATTTTGTCGCTTTCCCTACGTAGATCGTTGACACTTGCCTGCCCATTATCCAACCGCGCTTTGTCCCACTTGGCCTTACTATCCAAATCCAAAGCATACAAGCTACCCAAATCATATTTAAATTTATAATCCTGATAGGTATCAACAGTTAATAATTTGGATGAAAATTCCCGCTCTATTTCTGTTACTATCGGTTGCAATGCTTCTGTATAAAAAGCAATATTGCTAACCTCTACGCTTTTATAATTGGCATTACTATCATCCATCAACTTGGACGGCGGGACGTTAAAAAATCTGGCTATTTCGCGAAGCGTAAACTTCTTGTTTTCCAAAAACTGCATGTCCGCCGAACTCATACTGATAGGGTTTAATTTTCCATCCCCTTTCAATCGCAGAATATCATCACCACGATTTAACGCCTCCTGAATATCGTCACCCATTCCTTCCATCTGCCTATCCTGGTATTCACCAAACCCCTTGACGGAAGTATCATTTTGAAGAATCGCCTTAAAACGCCCGCCGGTAGCAAATCGTTTCAAAGTCTCATTATCAGCAGTCGAAGCGATACTCAATGTCATAGCAGCATAAGTTATCGTAGAAACCCCAGTATATCCACCATCCCGACTTACATTCTTCAGATGGATCATGTCGTCTGCACCTACCGTTTTGTATATACAGTTGACAGGATCGTTAATGGTGTATGTATTACTATACATGTCATACATCACAGAACCGGGAGAACACAAATGCATCTTCTCCACACCGTTATACCTGCTTCTTTCCGGATAGATATAGGCATTTCCCCTCAAAAGAATCATTGCCACCGCATTTTTCATCATAGTAAATGAATTCATGCGCTCATTAGGCCGGACACTTAGAAGATAGTTCAAAAGCTTTCCATCCTTATCCTCGTACATCTTAAAGTAGTTCTTTACCCGGTCTTTTCTCTTATACTGCAATGTAAGCGAAGCGACAGAAGAAGATATCAGATTCACGGCACGGTAAACTGCCGCTATCTTCATTGAAGCCTCAGCACTTGTCACCCATACCACATTCTGTTTGTAATCACCGCCTGTCGAGCTTTTCTTCTCGCTTTTGTTCCCGGCAATCACCTCTCTCTTGAATAGATTTATAAATTTGTTGCTCATCATATTAAACCGTTACATAATACGGTCTAATACCTGTTTGAGACTACCTATTGCTCATAATTGTTATAAAGCCAGAATGTCATCAAAGAAGCGATCGCACCGTCTATCTTTAAATTTTCCTTTCTCTTCAACGGTTTTTTATTACACATCCTGTCTTCATCCAGGTAGCAATTCCCGAAACAATACGGAAGAATAGGATTCATGGAAAGAGCAACCTTTGGCGGCATACTCTTTGCTGCCATCTCGAATGTTTCCACAGGAGAAGTAAATGCACCATACGTCTGAGGAACAGCACGGAGTATCTTTTCCGGCTTTGTACCCGAAGCCATAATCGCAGCCCCCAATGCGTTTACGACCTCTTGAGATTTATACGGGTCATATCCTATCTGAAGAATTGTCAGCTTCTTATTCCTCTTCAAAACATCTTCCACTATCATAGACTCGCTAATAACAGCCCCCGGGCATATCCTCATGAATCCCGTACTGACCCATATCTTATACAACTCCTTATTCGGATGACTCTTCAGCGTCTCTTCCGGGATATAACAATCCATCCACAGGTAAAACTTCCGCTGTGCACGACTATAGATGTTATATACAACTGCCGAGAAGTCATCGCTGACAGACAAGTCCATAGCCACCATTGCCTCCGGTCTCCCCTGTATATTCTCTATATCAAAACCAGTCATTAACGACCTTGCAAGATTCTGAGGTATCCAATCCTTTATTCCACCGGACACAAAGATGTTTAGAAGCTTGGTCTTAAACTCTATCATAGCCTCAACATCACGCTGAGCCTTATCCCAGCGCTGCTTATAATACCCTTCCTGTACGGTTATCCCGATATGAGGGTTACATTTTCTCCACACCTCCGGTTTTCCCATCTCCTCTTCGGTCATCTCCCACGCATCAGGCTGAAACAGCGATGCAAACTGACAATCATCGGTATATTCTCCAGTCAACACTCTTTTAGCATTCTCCAATTCGCGCGAAAACGGACCATCTTCTACACGGCTTGCAGTTGTGATGATAATCGTAAGAGGTTCCCGCCGCGTTCCCATCGAAGATGTCAGTACCTGTAAAAGCTCCGCACCGTCCGAGTGATCACGCACGTATTTCGCCTGCGCGTATTCGTCAAATATAACCAGAGATGCATTCAAGCCATCCTTCGTATCACCTCCACCGGTAAGACATTCTACAAATGATTCGCGTTCAAACTTATTAGGCCGCCAGTGCAGGGTTTCGCGTGTCGCTTTGAAGTATTTCTTTCGGGGGTCTAACTGTCTGATTATCTTTTTGATTTCCTCAAAACATATCTTTGCTTGTTTGTAACTGTTCGCGGCTGTATATGCCTGCGCATTTGCATCACCAAACAGAAATTCGTTTACCGCCAATGAAGCGGTACTTGTTGTCTTGGAGAACTTTCTAGGCACAAAGAGGATAGCTTCACGGACAAGCCTTCTCAATTCATACCTTTTACCCCCTTCCACTTTTTTAGTGAGTTCCTCTGCATCCGGCATCCCCTTAGCATCTCCCACTACTTCCCACCGGTAAAATCCCAAAATGGACGCGAACTGAAAATACTGTATTCGCGTCAACTTATAACAGCGCCTTCCGTCCATCCCGGAAAATTTAAGGCTCTCATAAAGCTTGACGAATTTTTTCACCTTAGACGGACGGAAGACATACGTATCCATCAACCGGAAAAACTTCAAGACAGCCAGTATCTCATATAGATTATGGCTGTCCGGCTTTTCCCTAACCTCTTCCACGTAAGACAAGAGACGGGGATCTATCGTATCCAGTTGGTATCTCTCTATGTCAACAGATAAAAGTTCCCGCGTCCTTTCATTCTTATATTCCCTAGTAGACACATCCTGCACATCATTCCTCCTTCAAGTCATTCATCAGATTAGTAAGAATATCATTGTCTTCTCCACTCTCTATCTTTTTTTCAGGGCGTATTTCCCTGTTCATCATTAACGACTTCAATGAATTCTGCGCAGCCTTAGCCATCATGCAATAAGTATCATAAGCCGGATTCTTTATCTCCCTCGGATGTCCCTCGCGGCTTTTTTCCGTAATCGTGACATCCTTGCCGTATGTTTTCTTCGCCACATCCCGAAATACAACCAATATGGAAGCCGCAACCTCTACCTGATAAGTAAGCTCCGGTGAATACAGCTCGTTTTTCTCAAGCAAAGTCCTAATCCATCTTTTAAGCTCCTTCACTTTTTTATTATATTCTTTATTCTCTTCCATAAGTTAAATATTTTAAGCATACCTACTTTTGCTAATTGAAACCCTATTCATGGAATCATACCTTTTTACCCCCACGGGCATTTTCCCAAAAACAAAAAAATGTCTCTCCTTAGGGGCAGTGGATTTGAGTAAGACTGGGGCGGAAGAAAAAACACCCCCCCCTGTCTTTAAATATTACCTTTCAACTAAAGATAACGTTTTTGAAATCTTTCCGTAGCACGCTTGTTATTCTTCTGTATATTCTCTTTTTTCTTTGATGCTAACCGTATATGGGCGTTCTTATGGCACTTATGACACAAAGAGCGAAGATTATTCACATCAAACATCAGATATTCCATGCCGTCAACGCTTGAAGCCGCCTCAACCGGTACAATATGATGAACTTCCGTTGCCGGTTCTACTACTCCCCTTTCATTACAATCTTCACATATTGGAAAAGCATTTATCTTTTTCTTCCTCAATACCTTCCATTTCGGTGATTGTATCATCCTGTTATAATCCGCATTCTTGCTCATAGCTCATTTACTGTTTTATGTTTTAGACGCAGGGAGGTATTACCATAATCAACTTCCTGCTTCATTATCTTGAACTCATCCTCTACGCTTCTCTTGATATCGTCCGAGTCCTTCTTTTCCATCATGATATATTCCAGTATCTTCATGTAGTTACACTCACCTATATCATTGCCGATACTCTCTATATGTCCGACAATGTTTGGAAATAGCTTTCTTATTACTGAGCGTATTACACTTTCAGTATTAGATGTAATACTCTCCTTATCTCCATTCAACACAATACGCTTGCACACATATCCCTTTCTACCTATCTCACTGAATATATTAATACTTTCAACTAGTTTCATTCCCCTATTACCACCAGGCTTAGTAGTGATTATCCGATTCTTCTTGTTTTGATATCCTTCGAATATCTTAGCAAACTCGCTTATCTCATCACTGCCTTCTATCTCTTTATCTGCATATCTTAAAAATGCAGATAGTAGATATTGCATCAGTTCGTATCTACTTTCAAAACCACTTTCCTTAACTATCCTGTCTATCCTTTCTGCTGTTTCTGGGGAAACCTTAGATTGAATACTTACAAATTTCAACTGTCTTTTATCTTTCATAATCCTTCTATAATTTTACTTTCTAAAAAACATATCTCCTGAAATAGACCGTGCCGTATCATCACCAGTTAACCGGATGTACCGGAAGAAGTTCTGTTCGCTACGATGCCCAGTCAGTTTCATTATCTCGAACGTTTTCATCCGTCCGGTCAGATACATGTTGGTAGCCGCACTCCTTCTAGCTGTATGGCTGCTGATTAGTTCCCATTTCTCACGGGTGACAGTTCTTAGTTCACCGCCCTGGGTGTAAGAGTAGGCGACCTTATCATTCAGTCCAATTTCCTTCATTATCACTTTCAGATACTTGTTGAAGTATTGGATGCATAGACCATTAGGAACACAACCGTTGTACTTCTCGAATATCTCTTTCACATAATCATGAGCCGGAACCTTAACATCAACGTTAGTTTTCTTTGTCCGAATCATAATATAACCGTTTACCAGGTTCTTACTTGTCAACCTTGAATAATCGGAGTAGCGAAGAGCGGTAAGACATCCTATAACAAACATATCCCTAATTCGTTCCTTGGCTTTCCGTTTATCCTGCTTCTCAAACTTGTAGTAGTATATCCTAGTGATTTCATTCATTGAGAGAAAGACCGCATTTGTCGGCTCGCATTTCAAATCAATCTCATCGTAGGTATTATCTACCGCATAATTGTATTGCGATGCTCTACGGACAAGTGTTTGCACTTTCAGGATATATCCGACGATGGTGTTATGTCGTAGACCTTGGTCTTCCAAATAGACAATAAAATCATCTAAGAATTCAGCCGTTACAGAATTGGTGAATATATCGCAATCATATTCTTCTGAGAAGTTATCAATGTGTTTTATGATAGCATCATAGACGGCTGCATAGTGTTCAGACTTGCGTCTGCTTCGCTTTTCAAGAACGTCCCGGATGAAGTCTGTGAAGTATATTCCTTCAATGGGCTTCGATTGCCGGAAGTGGTTAATGTAGTCCTTACGTACTTGGACAGTAGGGACCGGTTGTGATAATTGTAATGCTTTGGTCGTATCATTTTAAAGGGTTAGTTACTCTATCCTTGTTTTAATCTATTCAACTTTATTGTTTATTTGAACAAAAGATCAACTCTATTTCTGTAACTTATTTCTGTTTCCCCAGATTGTAAACGTTGCAATGCTTCTTGGCACTCCTCATCGGTTTCAAACCCCATACCGAACACTAAATTCTCTGTACCTCTTATTTTTTCCTGTAAATCAACAATAGTGTAAAGTACCGTTCTTTGGGGATTGAAAGGCTTAGTACATATTAGATAGCGGGAATCACAAGCGCGAATGGTGTATGCGTTTCGTTCACCGACAAAATGTATTTTATCTCCTACTTTAAATTTTCTCATATCTGTTCTTTATTGAATGTTTTCATTTATGTAGTTTACAATCTTTCCCAACTTACTGGAAGA